CATGAACCTGCTGGGCATCGGCGAAATCATCGGCGGGGTCGGCAAGATCGCCGATGACCTGATCACCACCGACAAGGAGCGGCTGACACTGGCGCTAGAAGAGAAAAAGATCGAAGCCGGGTTGATCCAGTCGCAGATCGAGGTCAACAAGGCCGAGGCACAGCACACCAGCGTCTTCGTGGCCGGCTGGAGACCGTTCATCGGCTGGATCGGCGGCTTCGGCATGGCCTACCAGTTTCTGCTCTATCCGCTGCTGACCTGGGTCTGGCCAGTCCTGATCGCCCGCGGCACGCTGCCGGCCGGCACCACCATTCCGCCAGTGCTCGATGGGGATGTGCTGTTCGCAATGGTCAGCGGCCTGCTCGGCATCGCCGGGATGCGCAGCTTCGACAAGATGAAGGGGACTGACCCGAAGCTGGTCGGTCGTTGATGCGGAGGAGTTGACATGAGCGAGCTGGCGAGATTTTCCAACGACGGGAGTTGCTGATGGGCAGAAAAAGAACCCAACTCATATTCGAGCACAACGCGCACCTTGCGCACCACTGCAAGTGTCTCACCTGCGGGACAGAGGATCAGGGAGAGTTCACGGATTTCGATCGACTACGCAGTCCGAGGGTGCACTGCTGTCGTTGCAAAGCTGTGCGAGCGGCGAAGAAAAGGCAAGGTGAGGAAAGAGCTGTGAGGGCGAAGGAGAAGACGCGGATGATACCCATCTTGCCGGGGGAAATGGCGCTGGAGCATTGGAAGGATAGAACAGGGTATGAGGTTTGCGTATGACTGCACGATGTCAGGTGAATACGCCACTCGTATGGACTGATGACCGATGCGTAGAACTCGATGCACTTTCCTGCGTGGGCTTGCAATCGCGGAACGACTCAGGGCAACATGCAACAATGAGGATAGTCCTTGAATGATATGGGAAAGATGAGCATGGCTGTCACTGGTGAATCCTGTCTCCCAAACTGGCTATCGTTCCCGGACCCTAAACCGCCTGCGCCAACACTTGACACCAAAGCCTTGATGCACGTCGAGTATGAGCAAATTTTCGAGCGGGTGATCGAGGACATCTATCGTGGACGATCCTTGCAGTCATTGATCGAGGGTGACCCCCGCGTCGTGTCGTATGAGGGCTTTCTGCGCTGGATCAAGCGTGATCCTCAGCGACATGAGCGGTTCAAGGAGGCGCAGGAGATGCGCACAGAGTTCCTTGCCGGGGAGATTCTGGAGATTGCTGATGGGTTGGAGTCCGTGGACCCATCATCGAACGACACCGTGAATCGGGATAGGTTGCGAATTGATACCCGCAAATGGCTCATGAGCGCACACAACAAGAAGCGGTATGGTGAGTCCAAGCAGATCGAGCTTGGCGGGACAATCTCGATCACTGAGGCGCTGGCGCAGGCACAAGCTCGGGTGATCGAGGCCGAGGTAATCGAGGTCGAGGATCGTCCTCGTTTGGAGGACAACTCGTGACCATTGACGGCAACCGGATGAACTGATGCAAAAAATGCGGTACTCCCATGAGGACGAACAGACTCTGATGAGTCAACTCTGGTCCCCAACCGTCAAGGATGACCCTGAAGCGTTCGTACTGTTCGCGTTTCCGTGGGGGCAGAAGAACACTCCCCTTGAGCACTTCAAGGCCCCTCGTGCCTGGCAGCGCAGGACGCTTCGACGTGTTGCACAGGTCATCCGGGACAACAGGGGGAAGAAGTCTGATGGTGAGATGATGGACGCTCTACGTCGTGCTGTGTCGTCTGGTCGCGGTGTCGGTAAATCTGCTCTGGTGTCATGGTTGATCATCTGGATGCTGACTACGCGGATCGGATCGTCAGTGATCGTGTCGGCCAACAGCGAGAGTCAGTTGCGCAAAGTGACCTGGGGTGAGTTGACCAAGTGGGTCACGATGGCGATCAACTCTCACTGGTGGGAGCCGACGGCTACGAGTCTGAATCCGGCAAACTGGTTGACTGAACTGGTCGAACGCGACCTGAAGAAAGGCACCCGGTACTGGGGAGCTGAGGGCAAGCTGTGGAGCGAGGAGAACCCGGACGCCTACGCCGGAGCGCACAACATGGACGGCATGATGGTGATTTTCGACGAAGCCAGTGGGATACCTGACTCCATCTGGTCCGTTGCAGCGGGCTTCTTTACTGAAGACATCCCTGACCGATACTGGCTTGCGTTCTCCAATGGTCGGCGCAACACCGGGTATTTCTACGAGGCCGTGGAGGGCAGTAAGCGCGAATTCTGGGAGTCCGAAAAGATCGATGCCCGCACGGTCGAAGGTACCGACAAGACCATCTATCAGCAGATCATCGATGAGTATGGTGAGGACTCCGATGAGGCGCGTGTGGAAGTCTACGGGGACTTTCCAAAGTCTGGTCAAGATCAGTTCATCGCGCCACACTTGGTCGACGACGCCATGAGGCGTCCGCAGCACAAGGACATGACGGCACCTGTTGTAATTGGTGTGGACCCGGCACGAGGAGGGGCAGATTCAACCGTCATCGTTGTGCGACGTGCGCGGGACATCGTGGCGATCAAGCGATACAGGGGCGATGACACAATGACCACCGTGGGTCACATCATTGACGCCATTGAGGAGTACCGACCGGCGCTGACTGTGATCGATGAAGGCGGTCTTGGGTACGGTGTTCTTGACAGACTCACTGAGCAGAAGTACAAGGTGCGAGGTGTCAACTTTGGCTGGAAGGCGAAGAACCCGGTGATGTGGGGCAACAAAAGGGCTGAGATGTGGGGAGCCATGCGGGATTGGCTCAGATCGGCCAGCTTGCCGCAGGACAGGTTGCTGAAAGCCGATCTGATCGGACCGATGAAGAAGCCGAACTCCGCCGGAACCATATTCCTGGAGGGAAAGAAGGAGATGAAGGCTCGTGGGTTGGCGTCACCTGACGCTGCTGATGCGATCGCTGTAACTTTTGCATTCCCTGTCGCACATCGGGAGTACAATGATCGTAAACCTCTGCGCGTCAATGCTCAGAGCGGCGCAGGTTCTGCAAGCTGGATGGGTGCATGATGTCAGATTCAACAATGGGGAAGATCATCACCTGGCCGAAAAGTCTGGAGCGGATTGAAACAACAATGGAGAAGAAAGCGGTGCTCAAAGCGACTCAGGATTGTCTTATTGTGCGGCCAGACATGGAGAAGCATGACCTGTTCATTCTTCTGCGGAAGAAGCGTGCTGGGACAGGTGTGGTCATCTCCGCCGGACCGGATGCCGTAGACGTGAAGGTTGGTGACAGGGTAGTTTTTGGGGATAGCATCGGACAGGACCTTCGATGGGAAGGCGAGGACCTGCTTGTCATGCGAGAAGAACACACCCTCGGAGTGATTGAGGAATGACAGATTCGATTGGGATTGTGGCTGCGTCGAATGTTGCCAAAGACGATTCCGTGTTGTCTGTCATGCGCAGCCGCATGACGATGGCGATTTCAGCGCTCTCTGGAACCCGTGACAGCGAACTCGACGACTTGCGGTTTTACGCTGGGTCTCCGGACAACCAGTGGCAGTGGCCGAACGATGTGCTCCAGACCCGTGGATCGAGTCAAGGACCCGTCGTCAGTGCTCGCCCATGTCTGACCATCAACAAGCTGCCTCAGCACGTCAAGCAGATCACCAACGAACAGCGGATGAACCGGCCAACGATCAAGGTGCTCCCTGTTGACGACAAGAGTGACATCGAGATGGCCGATGTCTTCAACGGTGTGATTCGCCACATCGAGTACACATCTGACGCAGATGTGGCCTACGACACTGCGTGTGAGAACCAGGTCACGCATGGTGAAGGTTATCTTCGCATCCTGACCGAGTATTGCGATGACACATCGTTCGATCAGGAGATCAAGATCGGGCGCATTCGCAACAGTTTCTCGGTCTACATGGACCCAATGATCCAGGACCCTGCTGGCGCAGATGCTCGGTGGTGCTTCATCACTGATGATATGACCAAGGATGAATACGAACGGGCATACCCAAAGGCTTCGCCAATCAGCACCCTCACGGCAAGGGGGATAGGCGACTCATCGATCAATCAGTGGATCAGTGAGACCACTGTGCGTGTTGCTGAGTATTTCTACATCGAATGTGAAAAGGCGACACTCAATCTGTATCCCGGCAATCAGACAGCGCTCACCGGCACCCCCGAGGACAGCCTGTTGCGGGCGATGTTCGGCAAGCCTCTGCGCTCCCGGCAGTCGGATCGTGAGAGAGTCAAGTGGTGCAAGACCAACGGCTATGAGATTCTGGAGGAGAGTGAATGGGCTGGATCGTTCATCCCGGTTGTGAGGGTGGTCGGTAACGAGTTCGAGGTCGATGGTCAACTGTACGTGAGCGGTCTGGTGCGCAACGCCAAGGATGCTCAGCGCATGTACAATTATTGGTGCTCTCAAGAAGCCGAGATGCTGGCACTGGCCCCCAAGGCACCTTTTATCGGGTACGGTGGTCAGTTCGAGGGGTATGAGCAGCAGTGGAAAACAGCCAACACCCAGAACTGGCCGTATCTGGAAGTAAACCCGGATGTCACCGATGGCCAGGGTGCTGTGCTTCCACTGCCTCAGCGGGCGCAGCCTCCAATGGCGTCCAGCGGTCTTCTGCAAGCCAAGGCAGGTGCATCGGAAGACATCAAGTCGACGACTGGTCAATACAACGCATCGCTGGGCATGACCAGCAATGAGCGCTCTGGCAAGGCGATTCTCGCTCGACAGCGCGAATCAGATGTTGGCACATACCATTACGCTGACAACCTGGCGCGTGCGGTTCGCCATATCGGTCGCCAATTGGTAGACCTGATCCCGAAGATTTACGACACCGCACGGGTGGCCAGAATCCTCGGTGAAGATGGTGAACCGTCGACGGTCAAGATGAACCCGGATCAAGAGGAGCCGGTCAAAAAGATCATGGGACCGGGTGGTGTGGTGGTTGACAAGATATACAACCCCCGCGTAGGCAAGTACGATGTGCGGGTTATCACTGGTCCAGGGTACGCCACCAAGCGGCAAGAAGCGCTTGAGTCGATGGCTCAATTGCTGCAAGGCAACCCGCAACTGTGGCAGGTTGCCGGTGACCTATTCGTCAAGAACATGGACTGGCCGGGTGCTCAGGACCTTGCCAAGCGGCTTCAGAAGATGCTTGATCCAAAGGTCATGGCTGATGAGGATAACCCCGCTCTGGTTGCAGCCAATCAGCAGATGGAGGCAATGAACGCCGAGATGCAGCAGATGTTCAAAATGTTGCAGAACGTTCAGCAATCGATGGAAGCCAAGGAGATGCACATCAAGCAGTTCGAGGCCGAGATCAAGGCGTACCAGGCCGAGACGCAGCGCATCAGTGCTGTACAGGCAGGCATGAGTCCAGAGCAGATTCAGGACATCGTGATGGGCACCATTGCTGCTGCGGTGGATGCTGGTGACCTGATTGCAAGTGCACCCGAGATGCGAGAGAATCCACAACCAGATACACTAAGGATGCCCCAGATGTCTGAACAGCAGGGGACACCCTCACAAATCCCGTATGAGGAACAGCAATGAGTATGCGTTCAATCACATCCTGCCTGGGGTATCAGCAGATCACATCCCTTGCCACAGCCGTCGGACTGACTGTGCCTACCATCTCTCCCGAGGGATTACAGTGTTCCCCGTCCGTTGCGGTCATTATTCCGACAGGTGGCGGTATTCGGTGGCGGGATGACGGGATCGCTCCTACGGCATCCGTTGGTATGCCTGTTACTGAAAACGGGGTACTTGAATACGATGGTGACTTGAGTAAAATTCGATTCATTCAGCAGGGCACGGGTGCCGTGCTCAACGTGGTGTACTACTCATGAATATAACGAACAGTGCGGCAGAAGGTTCAAATTCAATAGCGATTTATACGCCACCAACATATATAACAGTACCGGGCGGGGCTAATGTACCGGTAAGTTTACCAGCAGGCAATTATTCTGTAGATACAGATATTGAGGTTTTTCTAGGCAAAAGCGATGGAGCCTTATCTTTATATTTTCCAGGCGGTAAGGCCATATCAAAACAGAGCGATCTATCATCTCTTGCTCCAGCAGTAAATTTTGGCACAGCAGGATTTAGCTTCATCTGGTGGGGAACGTATGAGAACTCTGGAACTGAGACCGATATTAAGCTAGTTCATTCAGATGAAGGCGCGGGCACTCCGAAAATTAACCTTTCTATTGTAGACAACGCGGGGAAAACAAATCCGACAATTAGATTTAATGTTACCTCTAATGAGGGGAATGTCCTAATTGACCACACGACGAGTTTTTATGCGCCATTGATGCGATCTACTCAGATTAAGAATATAGCTGTGTCATTCGATAGAACGAGTCTGTTACTAAGAATTTTTCTGGATGGAACTCTGGTATCGCAGGCTGCAATAGCATCAGGCTTTGCTACCGATACGGTAAATCCGGCTGCTTATGCAATTGGAGCATCTACAGGGTTTACCCTTGGAGCAGTATCCACTACTGGTGCAGGATTTTCACAAGTTGGGTCTGTCTTGTGTTTTGACACATATAAAACTGCACTAACTACAGCGCAGATAGTAGAGCGGGTAACACTAGGTCCATCTGGAATGCCCTTGGACGGGATTTATCCAGATGGAAGGATGTCAATTGATTCAAGGGCAAGCTGGGGGAATCCAAACATCCCTGAGTTCAAGACAATAAGTGGTACATTGATATCAACGTTTGATACCAATTGGGGAACTTCCTTTGATGTAAATGCGGGAATCACACCATTTGCTTCTGGTGGATGGGTAAACCATAAAAATGGAGTACGAGTAACCTACAATTCCAAGCAGGTTATCGAACATAGTGGTGGTTATTTGAATATTTATAGCCGCCCCCAAGCTAGTGGTGAAGTCAGGATACATGCGCTATGACAGCCCCAGTTTTAGAGAGAGAGGGATGGCGGTTCGGTGGGATAACTAAAACAACAGCGGCATTCTGTTATAGGACAGATGCTGCTGGGGTTAATGCTGGTGTGGAAATTTCCAGGGCCCCGGATTTTGTTACGCTTTCTGGTACTGTAACAGTAGGGGCGCTTAATGCTGGTAACAATTACCAAGCCACTTGCTATGTTACCGGCTTGTCACCGGGAACAAAGTATTATGCAAGGGCTAGAGCTGATGATGGTTTAGGAGGTGTGACAAGAGGAGTTAGTAGCCTTCACACAGCTGAGTTTTCTACTATAGCGGATTTGCCTATCAGTGCTGCTGCGCCATTTCGGATCATAGGGTTAGGTTGCCTTCGAGGAAATGAAATAGGAGCGTCAGCACATGCAGAAACAGTTTCTGGTGTTTGTTCCAATCTATTAGCATTAAATGGGGATTTACTTCTACCTCATGGGGATATTTATTACCCAGACCTCGGACCAACACGAAACTATACAGCCGACTACGCCCCGAATGCTTGGTATGAACAGGTCAAAAATGTAGATGATGCTACGTTAGGGCGTAGCAGGACAAATTTTATAACAACGATGGATGGAAATAGGATTTACAACAACGGAAATGGGGTAACTTTCGGTGATATTTTTGCATCAATGCCCATATTGCCCATGTGGGATGACCATGACAGAGCTGGAAATAATATATACGGGTTGGCTACCGTTACTGCACCATGGGCTGTGAATAAAAGAACAATACAGCACCAGGTTGGACATGAGTGTTTCATGGACTTGAATCGAGTGTTTATTGAGTCGGAGGGTCGTAACTTTGATACCGAGGCAAGAAACAATTCAACAGCCCCTAAAGAATGGTATTACGTTGACTACCCTCAAGTTCGGATAATAGTAATTGACTGCTGGAGTTACAGAGACCCAGTTGGTACAGATAGTCCAACATATAAAATTATCTCTGATGAGTGCGAAACTTGGATCATAAATCTGATAAAAACAAACCCAAAAAAGTTTCTCCTCTTCTGTTCCCCGGTTCAGCTAGATGGAGATCATTCGTATCTACTAAGTGATGAGAGCAGCTGGAAGACTTATTCCTACCAGAGAGATAGAATTTTAGAGACAATTTGGGAGTATGGAAACCCAGAAAGAACTTTGATATATACCTCAGATTCTCATTCTGGGTCAGTGCTAAAGTATCGTGGACTGGGGAAAGAGCGCCCACCGATCTATGAACTAAGTGCGTCAAATGTTGGAACATTCACTATAGGAACCTATCAGGATTGGTTTACAGGGGTTGCTGATGATGTATTCCGTATTGATCAGGGTGAAGTAAAATCTGCAACAGGGTCAGGAGGGAAGTTGGAACGTATGCAAGTTTTTCAGCAGAATTGTGCAGTTATTGATTTTTCAGGGGGAAAGATGATTGCACAACTGGTTGTTTTGCACCCGAAACAAAATACTCCTGCCAATAGAACGTCACCAAAAATAATCTGGAGTAGGGTGTTTGAGTAAAATTCAAGGGTTTGGTAACATCCTCCCTGGCCTGAAGGACGGGGTTTCTCGGGAGTTTTATTGATGACTGTCTTCCTTTCTCCTGTCGGTGGCGCTGGTGCCCAGTTCTTTGACAACAACGGTAACCCGTTGTCGGGTGGCAAGTTGTACACCTACTCTGCTGGCACCACGACCCCGCAAGCGACGTACACCAGTAGCAGTGGTGCAACATTTCACACCAACCCCATTGTGCTGGACTCGGCAGGTCGTGTTCCAGGCAGCGGCGAGATTTGGCTAACCGACGGCCTCTTGTACAAGTTCATCCTCAAAGATGCCAACGATGTTCTGATTGCCACTTACGACAACATTAGCGGCGTCAACAGTGTAGATGCTTCGCGGGTGACTTACGACCCACCGTTTATAGGGTCTGTGATAACTAATGTTGAAGCAAAACTAGCCCAGACTGTTAGCGTCAAAGACTTTGGTGCTGTGGGCGACGGGGTTGCTGACGACACGGCTGCAATTCAAGCGGCGCTAGATTCTGGCGTTAAATCTGTTTATATTCCGGCAGGAAACTATTTAATAAGTTCACTGCTTATTCCTAGCACCATGTATTTGACAATACATGGTGATGGGCAATCTAGTGTTTTGGTGCAAAAATCTGGGTCTTCTAACGCAATGATTCGTTGGAATACTGCTTCTATTGCATACACTCAAGGATTAATTCAGGGCATACAGATAAAAGGAACAAATGGAACCGCACATTGTATAAATACAAGCGGCGTTGGCGGCCTCACTTTGCAAGATATTTGCATTTTGGATGTTCCTGTTGGGTACAGCGGCATTTTCATTGATGGAACTGCATCAACATATGTGCATGACATTCGCGTGCTTAACTTGCAGGTTTACACAAACACGGCAGGCCATTCGGGTGTTCGCTTAGGGCCTAAATGTTCAGATACAAACATATCAAACTACATTTGCAACAATAATTTTGTGACTGAGTATTGCATTTACGCAGATGCAAATGCTCAAACAACCACGTTTACAGATTGCCATATTTACAACGCTGCCGAAAATATCATGTATTGTGCTGGCAGCAATGGCAATTTTACATTTGATCAAGTTGTTTTTGATAACGCAACTGAAAACCTAATTGAGCTTGTTTCGACATCGCGGTTTACGTTTTCTAGTTGTTATTTTCAAGCAATTAAAGCGGGTAAAAAGGGTGTAAATTTAACAAACACAAACATTACCGCGTTTTACGGCGCTGATTTCGATAATGCTTTTGGTAGTGTTGCAGCCATAGTTGAAAATGGTTCTTGCAATTACACAACGGTATGGGGCGGAGACACTGGTAACAACTCATTTTACACAGGCCCTCCAATCGTATTGTCGGGTATTTATTCTTGGGCTTCTGGTATGGCGGGATGGTCGCCGTACAATTTCAAATATGTCTTACAAGGAGTCACGCAAACAGCACAAGCACAAAATACTGTTTTGTTCCTTGGCGTAAATGGCGGCCAACCAGTAATCAGCAACACTGAATTTACTGTTCCTTATGATTCTAAATTTACTTCAGTAATAATCAATGTTGATTCCACTCCCGCCCCCGGCGAAACTTTTACGTTCGATATTCGCAGAAACGCGACGATAGTTGGTACTGGTGTTATATCTAACGGCTCTTTTGCTGTGACAATTGCGCCAACTACTGATGTTCAAGCCGGGGACATTCTTGCAATTAGAAGCACATTTTCTACAAATTCTGGTTCCGCAACTGTGCGGTATCGGCTTTATTTGCAAGCATAACCGGTAAAAATAAAAAGGTAGCACTGAAGTGCAAGCCTTTTCAAAGTAATCTTGACACTGCGCCTTCTGAGCGCATAATCTGAGAACTGTACCGGCCCAGTAGACCGGGAACTCTTACGAGTTGGAAACATGACTGAACAAGTCCAAGAAGCCTTAGCGGAAGTAGACTCCACGCTAGCCCCCGAGGTGACGGCCACCACGGACACCGCTTCAATTGAGCCGGAGATCACCGAGAACAGCCAAGAGCAGGTGCCAGAGGAGAAGAAATTCACTCAGGCC